ACAAATAGACTTTGGGAGTCGGGACAAGTAAATAAAAAAGTCAGAGAAATACTAAAGGATTCTTGTATAAACGCAGAGGGAATTGTTCATGTTTACGAAAAAGATGGTGAAATCAAAACGGAAGTAATTGATAAAACCAATGTATACTATGGAGATGAAAGTAATGATGATATTCAAGAACAGCCATATATATTAATTACATATAGGAGAACTGTAGATAGTGTAAAAGAAGAGGCAAAGGAAAATGGAATGCCAGATGATGAAATAAACAAAATAACAAAAGATTCAGATTATGAAGAACAAGCAGGACGAGAGAATAGAATTGAAGAAATATCACCTATGTGTTTAGTTATACTTAAATATTATAAGAAGAATGGGACTATTTGGATAAAGAAAAGTACAAAAACAGCAAATGTTATGAAGGAATCTGATACTAAATTAACTCTATATCCACTGGATCATATGATATGGGAAGATGTTAAAGGATATGCAAGAGGAACAGGGGAAGTTAAATATATCATACCAAACCAAATAGAATTAAATAAGACAGCAACAAGAAGAGCAATTGCAGTGCAAATGTGTGCTTTTCCAAAATTAGTTGCAAATATTAAATACATAACTAATCCATCAAGTCTAAATAAAGTGGGAACAACAATACAAATAGATGAAGCAGGAGCAGATGATGTAGGAAAAATAGTTAATTATTTACATCCAACGACAATGTCAACAGATGCTTTAAGTTTACAAGAAGAACTTATGAAGAATACTCAAGATTTAGCAGGAGCAGGAGATACAGTAACAGGTCAGATAGATCCAACTCAAGCGAGTGGAAAAGCAATACTTGCAGTACAACAAGCAGGACAACAACCGTTAAATGAACAATTAGAAAAATTCAAAACATTTTTAGAAGATTTAGCGAGAATTTATTTTGATATGTTAAAAATATATTCTAAAAAAGGAATAACGGTAACAAAAGAGGAGAAAGATCCAGAAACAGGAGAAACAATTGAAATTCCGTATAATATAACACAACAACAATTAACGGATATAAAATTAAATATAAAAATAGATATAAGTCCAAATTCTGCTTATGATAAATTTGCGAGAGAACAATCACTTGAAAATCTATTTTTAAGTGGAAATATAACTTTTGAAGAATATGCAAAGGCCTTACCAATTGATGCGGTAATGGATAAAACTGTGCTTGACAATATTATAAAAGACAGACAAGAAGTTAATAAAAAGCTACTAGAGATACAAAAAGAAGCAAATAGTTTAAATAGTGCAATGAGTCAAGTAATGGAATTGCAAGGAGGTGGACAAGGTGAAATGTCCCAAATGCCAGTTAGTGGAAATGTTGGTCAAAGAAGTCAAGAGCAACCAAATGAAATTGCAGTGTAAAAAATGTGGATATGAAGCCACAAAGGAATTAGAAGATAAGGAGAGCAAGTAGCTCTCTTTTTTATATGTCCAAAACGTGCTTATGACTTAAAAAGATGCAAGGAATTAATAGTCGACGGACTTTAAATGGGGAGGTTTAGTTATGGAAGATGAAGAAAACATAACAACTGATGTACCCGAAACATCAGAAGAGGAGTTAGAAGAAGTAAATATTGATACTAGTGAAGATATTGAAACGGAAGAAACTCCAGAAAGAGATATTGACAAGGAAATTGAAGAAAGAGCTAATCAGCTATTTGAAGAAAAAGTTAAAGATAGACTGGATCGCTATAAAAAGAGTGAAAAAGAAAATTTAAGAAAATATCAATACCTTGAAGATATTGTTAAGGCTGGAACAGGCACAGATAATTTAGATGATGCCATAAACGAAGCAATCAATTTTTATAAGGGCAATGGTTTAGAAATCCCAGAGTACAACAATTATAGTGAAGAAGATGAAAGAATATTAGGACAAGCTAGAGCTAAAGACTTCCTTAAATCAAGTTATAAAGAAATTGAAGCTGAAGCTAATAGAATAGCTAGTATTCCTAGAGAACAACGAACTATAAGAGAAATCGAAGAATTTAATATTCTTGGAGCAGAATTAACAAGACAAAATAACATAGAAAAAATGAAATCTAAAGGATATGACACAAGCATTTTAGAGACACAAGAGTTCAAAGATTTTAGTAATCAGTTCAATGACAATACGGATATTTCTAAAGTTTATGAAATGTATAAAAAGTTGAAAGATATTGACACAAAACCTGCTAGTGCAGGAAGTGCAAAATCTGAAAAACAACCAAAAGAAACATTTTCACCAGAACGAATTAATGAAATGTCACCTGATGAGATGTTGAAATATTGGAACAACCCCGAATTTAGAAAAATTGCGGGGCTTAATTAATGTTAAAAGGAGGAATTAATCATGGCAAATGGAGCTATAACAGTAAGTATTGATAAATTAATATCAACAAAAGTATTAAAAGAATTAAAAAATAATTTAATAGCAAAAAGAATTTGTACTTTAGACACAGGTTCACAAATAAATAAGAAAGGTGACCAAGTAACATTTGTAGGATTGGCAGATCCTACTGTTCAAGATTATACAGGAACAATAAACTATGAAGACTTAGATGATACAGGTATAACAATGGTAATTCAACAACAAAAATATGTTGCTTTTAAAGTTGATGATATTGAAGCATTTAGAAGTTCAATAGATATAAAAGGAACACAAGTAGAAAGAAGTGGATACAAACTAAAAGATACTGCAGATGCTTATGTTTTAGGATTAGCTGAAGATGCTTCTATTACAAACAGAATAGATGCTAACTCTGCAGGAAAGGAAGTAACAGAAGATAATGCTCTTCAATATGTTGCTAAAGTAAGAAGATACCTAGATGAAGCAAACGTTCCTTATGGACAAGCTTTCTTTGTAATAGATCCTATGTTCAAAGAAAAACTAGAATTAGCAGGTATAAAATTTGGAATAAATGAAGGTATGAAAGGATTTGAAGGTGGTCTTGAATTTGCTGACTATTTAGGAATGAAAATATTTGTTTCTAACAATGTTAAAGTAATAAATAGCAAACACTTATTATTAGCAGGTTCTTATAATGCTATAGTTTATGCTGACCAAATTGTTAAATCAAGATTTATAACTGATGCAGAAAATGCATTTGAAGGATTATATAGTTCTTTACATGTATATGATGCTAAAGTTATTAAACCAAAAGAATTAGTAGTATTAGAAGCTAAAGAAGGATAAAATAGGGAGATTATTCTCCCTATAATATTGCCGTTTAGCCAAGTGGTAAGGCAACAGACTTTGACTTTGTGAGCCCTAGTTCGAATCTAGGAACGGCAACCAAATTATATAAAAGGAGAAATAAAATGAGTTTAATTAAAAATCTTAGGAGAAGAGAAGTAGAAATATTCGGAGCAAAAAGGGTTGTAAGAAATGACAACAAAAAAGAAAAAGAAGAAGAAACTAAACCAATAAAGAGAGGTAAAAAGAAAACGGAGGGTAAGTAATATGACTTTGGGAGAAAATAAAAAGATAACATTAGCTTTAATAGAAGAGTTTTCACCAACAAATCTATTATTAACAGATGATGAAGATATAGCAACAAGATTAAACTTAGTTTATTCCACATCATATCAAAAATTATCAGAAATAAAAAAGATATTAAAAACAAAGACATTAAAAGAAATTACTGGAGAGACAACAGAGGGATATACGGAGTATTCATTGCCAAACAATATGTATCAGTTTAAAAGAATAGTTTCGTTTGATGAAAACAATAATACAGTAAGTGTTCCGTTTAGAAGAGTAGGAAAGAATAAAATTTATTTAAGCAATGAGATAGATGCAAATGTTATATTAGAGTATTATGCATATCCTACTGTAATTACAGAAAATACAAATGATGACTTTACACTTGAAATTGACCAGGATGTCCAAATGGTATTACCTTATGCAGTAGCAAATGACATATTAAAAGTAGATCCATCTGCAGACTATACCGCATTCTTTGCTGAATATCAACGTATGATACAACAACTAGATACAAGTTCGACTGCTACAACGGTTTCTATTATAGAGGGAGTGATTTAATGATAAGTACGCCAATCAGAAGAGTATATAGTGATTTTAGAGGAGTAGATTTTGCAAATAATCCAAGTCTAGTTTTATTATCAAGAAGTC